AGCCGTATACATGGCAGGATCGATTATCGGGGGTTACTACCTAGCTCAAGCCCTGATATTCGTAGGCGGTGTAATCGGAGGTATGTTAATTGAAACAACAGCAAGGGAATAATATGCTCACCACTCATTCTCGGACAACCGACAACAACACGTTAACATATAACTGGATCGCTGATTCGGGTCACGCTTGGTTAAAAGTATCTATGGAAGAAATCAACGCTCTTAATATAAGAGACAAAATCTCCATGTACTCATACTACGATGCCAAGAACGGAGACGTATATCTCGAAGAGGACTGCGATGCAGGTATATTCTTAGAAGCCCTCAGGGAACGATTACCACGACATGAAGCCGTTCACACCACGATAACTCACATTCAAGGAGATGCGCCATGCAGACAGTTCAGAAGATTCGAGTAAAGAAAATGCCTTTTTGGTTAGTAGTTCGGTTGCCAGTGACCAAGGCAGAGACTAAAACCATACTTGGCGACCCATGCGATAGCTATGAGGAAGGCTGTGCAGTGTGCGATGGATGGAAATCGTACAACGACAACGGATGGATACCCGTCCTGTTGGATAGAGACGAGTTGGTCAAACGTGAAAGTGGAGTAGTAACCTTTGAGGAGAATACAGATGATAACTAAACAAATGATCGAGTCATGGATTGGCTTCCCCTCCAACATGGCAGTTGAGGATTTTTTAGAATTACTCACAGACATTATCAACGAGGAGTATACGGTCGAGTCTTTTAAAAAGGATGTTCTCGAATTCCACGAGGCAATCAATCAATTCAATCAAAGGAATAAGCTATGAACAGTGATTTATTAGACGAGTATTGCAGACTAGAGTTTGGGCACACCGACTGGGAAGTGACTTACGAAAATGGCAACGCACACATCACCATGTATGCAGAACCCCGTGCTGATTACTCTGAGAATCTTGAGATTGATCTTGATGGTGGGCTAAGTGCAACTAACGAACAGGAGAGCGAAGAATGAATTGGAATCACAGAATTGTGGACATGAGCCACGAGAACGGAGATGACCCTTGGTTTGAAATCAGGGAGGTTTATTATGAAGAGGACGGAGAAGTCTCAGGGCATACACGAATATGCACAGGGAACGAGACTGTAGAAGGTCTTATTTTCTGTCTTGAGCGTATGCTAGCGGATGTTAAAGGTAAGCAGGTAATCAACGGTGAAACATTAACTTAATCAATCAAAGGAGTAAGCTATGAAATACAACAACATCAAGACATCAATTGTCGAGCAGTTCAAAGTCCCCAACGGTAACAAGATCGTGCCGTTTATCTTAGGGGCCCCAGGTGGTGGTAAGTCAGCTTGCGCTAGAGAGGCTATGGAGGAGCTTAACCTTGAGCGTGTTGTCGAGTTCACTGCATCGTTGCGTGATCCTGTGGATGTGCTAGGTACGCCTAACAACAGAGACCAAGACTATACCAAGTGGGTTCCTCCCGAAGAGTTCTATACCTTGCAGACTGGGCGTGTCGGTCTAATCTTAGAAGAGCTTAGCGATGCACCGACCCCGATGCAAAATGCGCTCTGCGGTGTAATCTATGATCGTCGTGCAGGTCAGCTTAACTTATCCAAAGAGTTGTTCATCATAGCGACGGGTAATCGTACCGAGGATAAGTCTGGTGCAAATCGTATTACGAGTAAGCTAGCTAATCGTACCAGACGGTTCGACTTCATGGAGAACGTGGACGACTGGACAACATGGGCACTGGACAACGAGATCAACCCTGTATTGATTCAGTTCTTGAGGTTCAGACCCAATTTGCTTAGCGACTTTGATCCTAATAGGTTCGCCAATCCAACGCCTAGATCATGGGAGCGTGTCAATCTTATCCCCGAATCGTTGCCCGATCAGTTGTTCTTTGACAATTGTGCAGGTGAGGTAGGTGAGGGTGCGAGCGCAGAGTACACAGGGTTCAAGCGTATCTACGAGGCACTGCCCAACATGGATGCTTTGCTCTTAGACCCCAAGGGTGCAGACGTACCAAACGACCCTGCCGTGTTGTATGCGATCACTGGTGCATTAGCTCGCAAGGCTACCAAGGATAACTTTGATAGGGTAACTACCTATACCAACCGACTAACGCCTGAGTTCGGTGTAATGTGTGTCAAGGATGCAATCAAGTTGCAACCGACAATCAAGACTAGCCGTTCATTCATTGAATGGGCGACTAAGAATGCGGAAGTGTTAATGTAAATCAATCAATGAAAGGAAATCAAATGCAATTCACAAAACTTGCAGACAAGGTAATTTTGGTTAAGCTGACACAAAGAAAAGCAGCACTCACCAAACGAGATCGAGCGCTGACCAATACTGTGCAAGCGCAGTTTAACGACAACAGTCTGACTGTGTTAACTAAGTTGTTCCGTGATAAGGATAGCCCTGTTAACAAAATCATGACCAAGTTTAATGAAGTGTATGCCCATCACAAGGTCAACACCATTCCATACATCGATGCGGGCCCAAGGATGTTGCCGTCTACGCTGTACTTTGAGTATACGCAAGACATGAAGCATAAGATGGCAGTTGTCGAGAAGCTCATTGATCAATGGATGCCGTTCTATGATGATCTTGTCAAGGCCGATGTGATGTTCAGGAATACTGGGCATGCACAAGGTAGAGCCGATGCTAGCGAGTATCCAACGGCTGATCAGTTTAGAAATTCGATGTCCAACGATCTCAGATTCCAACCGATGCCCGATGTCAAACACTTCTTATTCGATCTGTCGGATGAGGATGTGGAAGCGTTCCATCGTGCCGAGGCTGAGACTCTTAACTTAGCCAATGCAGATACGATCAATCGTATGCTTAAACCACTGACTGATTTGACCAAACGGTTAGGTGAGTTTAAGGGTGAGAAGGGTGAACGATTCCATAATTCGCTAGTCGAGAATGTAATCGAGGGTTGTAAGATAGCTCGCAAGCTAGTCATTGCACCAACACCAGAGTTAATGGATCAGATCAAAGAGTTGGAAGATATGTCTGTAAAGTATCTATCCAATGTCGAGATGATCAAAGCGAGCCCGATGGTTCGTAAGGATGCCCAAGATAGATTGGCAGAGGTAGTAGATAAGATGTCAGCATTTGGATTTTAACAAGGAGTTAACATGGCAATTACTAATTTAGATAAAGCGAAGGTAGCAATCGTTACCCAGCATCCGTTCTTTGCTAGTCTGTTGATGAAGCGCAAGCTCATCATAGATAAGACAATACCAACGGCAGGTGTCGATCAGCGTGGGCAGATTTACTATAACCCTGACTTTTTTGACAAGCTCAGTGTCGATGAGATAGTGTTCGTGCTGTGCCATGAGTTAGGCCATGTAATCGGTCAGCATGCGTCTCGTCGTGGTACTCGCAACGCCAAGAACTGGAACATCGCAGGTGATGCTTGGATCAATGACATGCTCAAGGATGCCAATATCGGACAGGCTATCAAGGGATGCGTAGATATGGCTGGGTCTAAGGATCGTACTGTGGATAGTATCTATGACGAGTTGCCTCCTCCCGAAGACGGAGATGGTCAGGGCCCAGGTGGGACAGGCGATGACTTGCTCGATAGAGGTGATCCTGTAAGCCCTGAAGAAGCTGACCGTATCGATGCAGAGATACGAGTTGAGGTAGCACAAGCGGCGCAAGCCGCGAAGATGCAAGGCAAGATGTCAACGGCACTGGCTGATCTAGTGGCTGAGTTGATCGATGTCAAGACACCATGGTATGACATACTAGAACGCTACATGGTATCGTTTGCCCAAGGGGAATATACATGGAGTCGCCCTAACAAGCGGTTTGATGTGTATCTGCCAAGCATAGGGAAATCCCCTACCATGGGTGAGGTGGTTATACAGGTGGATGTATCGGGTTCAATCAACGAGACCGAACTAAAGTATTACAACGGACATCTTGCTCGCATCATGGAGTTAGCAGATCCAGAGAAGGTGCATGTCTTGTACACAGATACATCAGTGTGTAAGCATATTGTGTTTGAACGCGGGGAAGAAGTAGTATTGCAGTTCTATTCAGGCGGTGGCACTGACATGGAAGAAGGGTTCGAGTATCTTGCTAGGGAGGGTGTTGAGCCTGAGGTTTTCATCTGTCTCACAGACGGGTATACTGACTTCAATATGGAGAAAGCACCTCCGTATCCAGTCGTATGGTGTATCAGTTCGGAAATTACTGCACCATATGGTGAGAACATCCACTTTGAAATGGAATACGCATGAACACGAACAAAGATACCATGTCTGCACTAATCGATAGTTACAAAAAACTATTACAGCATTGTTATGATGCGTTGTCTCCCGATGCTGACCCAAAAGATCGAGAGATGTTAAGAGAATCCTTGGCTGAATTCATAGCCAAAGAGTGAGAGAGCGCCCCCTCACGGGGGCATTTATTTAATCAATGAAAGGCAAACAAAATGGCAACAGTATATATTTCTAAAGACTTGATCGAGCGTGTAGATTCTAAGGTCGAAAAGCTATGTAAGCATGAGGTACAAGAGACAGTACCTAACTGGAAAAACGAGACATCCGTCAAGGCTAATGAGTTGCTTACTCGTGCATCTTTCAACGAGTATTATCATCTCTTTGCGGTAATGCCAAAAGAATGGATGCCCAATACTGAAAGAGCATATCTTAGTGTGAGCAAGGTCATTGACGAGAACGGCAATGAACGCACTGCCTCTGTTGTATTTGAAAATCAAAATAACGTTTACTTGAGACCATCTTCTGAGCGTTATGGTAGCAGTACTATTCATGTATCCCTTGACTGGTTACAAAATAATTCTCATCTAGCAGGGGCATATGAAGCCATTGATCTGGTAGAGAAATCGTTTGCCATCACCGACATTAAAACTAAGTGGGCTCACACTAAGAAGCAAGTTATAGATTACTTGAAGAAGTGTAAATCTCTTAACGAAGCAATTAAGTTGTGGCCTCATGTCGCTTTTTATATCGACGACTCTGACATGGCAAGGTTCAATAAAAAGGTAGAGCGCAAGGCGCGTGAGGATGTACTCGAAGGGGTAGACACCGATGAGCTTACAGCACAAGCAATTGCAGCTAAGTTATCAGGAGCATTTGATCTATGAAATGCAGCACTCATAATACGCCGTATCGAATCAAAGAAGACATCTATGTAGGGCTTCACTACATACCGCCTTACGAAGTTAAGATGGATGAGTACGATGAAGAGATACAAAGAATCTTACTTGGTATTCGCGCGCCGTGGTATGAGACAAAGAAATGCTTTTTTGCATACCTAGCCATTATTATCATAACAATTTTAATGGTTAGGGTTTTTTCTAGTTGACAACGTGTGTATGTGCCCATACACTAGAGTTTAATTAATCAATCAATGACAGGAGTATCCTATGAGATTTAAAGAAGCCGTATCAAGATATAAACAAAAACGTATCCTTAACGTTGAACGAGGAATGGCGTTAGGTAATTACACATACCTGCGCAAAATTAACGAAGAGAAGTACGAAGTCACAATGGGGTTAGGGACTTACGTAAAACAACCTGACGACGAGTATGAGTATGTTCGCACAAGACAGCCTCTCTATACTATTGAGCCCAAGGGCGATCAAACGCTGATTACCATTACTACCAACAAGATGAATTGCATGACGGTTTCACACCGCATAAGCAAATGGCTAAGCATGGAGGTTTTCATTTGCGATTCTACGATGCGTTACAGACTTCCGTATGAGGCAAGAACATCGCATCACTGTAGTCCAGCGCTTTACGAAGGCATGCAATTCTTAAAGCACGATGGTGGTCGTATGGAAAGTATTACGCCAACCAAAACTAGCGCAAGGTTTTTAAACCTAGAAAAATCTAAACCCTACAGAGCCAACGCAATTCGCTTTAAGAAGTTTGCTAAGTTGCTTACAGCAATGGAGGCAGTGACCTATGAAGATTCAAAACACAGGGACAATCGAGATGTAAAAGTTTTACGTGAAGTTATCTTGGGTCATATTGAGCCAACGTATGAAGCTGTATGCGAAGTCATTAGCTTTGACATTGGATGGAGAGAGCAAGATAGGACTGGCGTAGTAAATAACCAAAAAGAAAAGTTTGATTCCCAAATTGATAGACTGATCAAATCAATTTACAAACAAGAAGGACTTTACGAGGCAAAAGAAATTGAGAAAAAGATCTAAGTACAAACCCAAGATTGTATTGCGTGACCCAGTAGCGTATGCCATTGAGAGCGTAACCAAACTATCTCAACACAACAGTGCTATTGTTTTGCGGATCAAGAACCACGATGCAATTGCAAACCTTACATTAGGTAAAGGCACAAAGCAGGATTTTGACACGCTTGTATCCGCATTCAATATTACAGAAGCTCTTGCCAAGTATCGTCTGGGGGACGACTGGAAAGAAGAAATACAACTGGCACAAGATGCCATGTATACCATGGGCAAACGAGCAGTGAAGAACGACTATAGGTTTATCTTTACTGGCCCAGAGATGACCGCCGTAAACCTCGGCATGGACATACATGATGCTCAACTAGACGCTTGCACAATTGGAGAGTTAGAGAAAGCAATTGCGTATGTTCATGAATGTATCAGAAACAAAAGGGCGAGAGCCGTATTGGAGAAACCATGACAGTTAAACTAACCCGAGTACGAAACAAGCGTATCACTGTGGATGTCAAAGCCGATATCGATGGAATCAGAGAACGAATCAGAGATAACACTGGCGTAATGATGACGTATGTGCAAACTTTTGATTTCTTAATCAACTTTTACATAAAGCATTGTAATGAGCCGAGAACACAATGGAGTCCAATGAATACGAATACCAGAGTTACAAGCTATGAAGATAGGTAAATTTTTATTGTTTGCGTGCGTGGCTTCTTTAGCATGGACAACGCTTATTTGGTGTGTTGCATCTCATGATGGATTAGTGATCTATCGGTGCGACTCTGAAATCTCGCCTGATGTTCCTGTCCAAGTAAAGGATGAATGTCGCAAGAGAATTTTGCATGGAACTATTTAGGAGACAAGAATGACTAAAGACGAAGCACTACGACTTGCATTAGATACACTAAATGAAGTAAGAGAAGAAACATTCAGGTTGTTGAGAAATGGTCAAAAGCTTTATTCGGAAATGAAAGTATGGGACACCATTTATGAAATCAAAAAAGCACTAGAAACAAAAGATGAGCAACGAGAACAATTTGATAACGATGGAAAAAAACAATGACTGATATTTTACTTTGGGTGTTAGCAATTTCAGGGGCGTTTGCTATTGCAGTGGTAGCAGGGGCATTAGTGTGGATTTATTTACTAGGGAGAGACGAATGAAAACGAAAGTAACTTGCGTTAGATTTATTGTGCTTAAAAAAGGAGGGCAATTTTTAAAACCATTTTTAGATGACAATCCGTATCTATTTTTTAAGCGTAAGAAAGATGCCATGATGGCGTACCCAGCCAACCCAGTTAGAAAAGCTACTATAACGATTAGCATAGGAGTATGACATGTACAACTTTCAGTATCAGCAACTGATGGATCGACTGATACGAATCGAAACACGACAAGTAAAAGTTATGCAACAACTCGGCATTGACCCTTATTCTGGCATGCCACAACACAAGGATAAAAATGAAAGCAGACGAGACACAAGTGGGCGGGACACACTACAAGGACATGACAATTCAACCATGGACGGTAATGGAAACCGTTCTAAGCCATGAAGAATTTATTGGTTTTTTGAAAGGCAACATCATTAAGTATGCGATGCGTCAAGGTCGAAAGGATTCAGATGATGGAGAGAAAGCTATTCACTATATGCAGAAACTAAACGAGGTGCAAGATGGCAATTGGAACAACAGTTAATTCACAGGCAAACGCTGGTGGTTCGGGTGGATCTGGCATTCCAGTAGGAGTAGCTTTAGGCCAAGCATACAAACAGTTTTCATCACACGATGTTAATGTTTCACCTGATACCGTGTTTGCAGGATACGTTCGTGTGGACAAGCTACTCAACGGATACGTCGTTCACTTTGCAAGGAGTGAAGGATCAATTTCATTAAAGTATGTGGCACTAACGATAAAAGAAGTCAACGAGATCATCACATCAGAGATGGTGCAATTTAAATTGGAGAGCTAAGTGACACCAGTTTATTTAGACTTTGAAACGTACTACTCAACGACTCACTCTCTAACCAAGATGTCAGGCACTGAGTACGTTATGCACCCCGATACAGAAATCATATCCCTTGCCATTAAAATAGCGGACGCACCAACGACTGTTATTTTTGGGGAAGAAGATGTAGGGTTTTGCCTTAAAGCTATTGATTGGTCAGACAAGATAGCCATCGGACACAACATGTCAGGGTTTGATTCTATGATTATGGCGTGGCGATACGGTATTAAACCTGCGATGTGGGGTTGCACGGCCGCAATGGCGACTAGCAAGTACAAAAAGACTTGTGGAGTAAGCTTGAAAGCACTAGCTCAGGAGCTGAGCTTGGGCACGAAATTAGATTTACTTACTAAGGGTAAACACCTATGTGACCTATCTGATTCTGACCGCCAACAGCTAGAAGAATACAACACGATGGACACTGAGTTGTGCGCCAAATTGTTTAAGAGACTCGCCAAGGGTTTTCCTAAGAAAGAGATGCTACTAATAGACATGACAACGCGCATGTTAGTTGAGCCAAAGTTCGAGGTCGATCAAGACATGGTGTTGTCTGCTCTAGAAGACGTAAAGCAAGAGAAGAAGCAATCTTTGTTAGGGCTTGCACAGGTGTTGGATGTGGGTAAGTATACGGAGGGAGTCCTGGAAGGAGTCAGCATCGAAGAACAAGTCCGCACAGAATTAGCCAGTTCAGCAAAGTTCGGCGAGCTACTGAAAATGTTAGGCGTGCCGATACCCATGAAGCCGTCCCCTACCAACCCACAGAACATGACCAACGCTCTGGCTAAGACGGATGAAGGCTTCCTCCAATTGCTTGAGCATCCAAACAAGATTGTTTCTGCGGCTGCGAGGGCAAGACTAGAGGTTAAATCAACAATCCTTGAGACTAGGCTTGAGAAGTTTATTGCGGCCTCCCATGCCGTAGGCGGTAAGTTACCAGTGCCACTTAAGTACTGCGGTGCGGACACTACAGGCCGATGGTCAGGTGAGCAGTACAACATGCAGAACCTTCCACGCATTAATCCATCTGATCCAAAGCCAAGCGATGCGCTACGCATGAGCCTCAAAGCGCCTAAAGGTAAGACAGTAATCGTAGCCGATCTATCGGGCATAGAGTTACGCGTTAATATGTTTTTGTGGAAAGTTCCATACGCAATGAAGTTGTTTCAAGATAGCCCCGATAAGGCTGACTTGTACAAATACTTTTCGGCGCATAGTCTTTACAACATTGCAGAGTCTGAAGTTACTAAAGTTCAACGTCAGGTGGGCAAGGTATCTCACTTAGGGTTAGGGTTTGGTGCAGGTGGGGCAACATTTCAAAAAGTCGCTAAGCTCATGGGTGGCGTGGACATGGATATTGATGAGGCAACTCGTGTGGTCAATACATATCGAAACGCGCATCATGAGATAGAACAAGGGTGGAAATCATTTCAGCACTCACTAAATAATATTTTGCAAGGCAATGAAAGCGCAATCGACCCATGGGGCATGTGCATAACCGAACACATGGCGGTGCGCTTACCTTCAGGCAGACGTATCTACTACCCACAGTTAAGAAAAGAAAACAACAACGGCAAGTACGATTACTACTATGGAGCAGGTAGACACAAAGCAAAGATTTATGCTGGTAAGGGCGTAGAGAATTTAGTTCAAGCATTAGCTAGAGACATCATCGCTGACAATGCACTAGAGTTCAAAAGATTAACTAAGATTTCACCAACGCTCATGGTGCATGACGAGTTAGTTTATGTAGTGCCCGACGCATACGCAGAAACCCTACTTAAGTTATTGCAAAAAATTATGAGAACACCTCCAGTATGGTGGCCTGAACTAATTACATGGTCAGAAGGGGACAGTGCAGAACGTTATGGCACAGCAAAATAATGTTGACAAACACATTCATTGGGAATACAGTTGTAACTCACTCGAATGATCATTTGGGTCGTTACTCTATGGAGAATCAATGAAACCTTGGTCGTATAGCAATATAGATTCATTTGAAAGTTGCCCTAAAAAGTTCTATCACTTGAAGGTAATCAAAGACGTTGCTGAGCCTCCGAATGAGTATAGTGCTTGGGGTACAAGGGTGCATACTGCGTGTGAGAATTTTGTTCTCAAAGGGACACCACTGCCCGAAGGAATGGAACAATGGCAACCGATGCTTGATAAGTTAGTTAAGCTCAAAGGCGAGAAGATTGCGGAGAAACAATTTGCCATTGACAAAAACTTTGAGCCAACAGAATGGTCAACATCATGGAGCCGTGGTCTTGCTGACTTGCTAGTTATCAACGGAGATAAAGCGTTAGTGGCAGATTACAAAACAGGTAAGCGCAAGTTGACTGAGCAGTTAGAGTTGTACGCAGGTTATACGTTCGCATACTATCCCGAGGTGCAAACAGTCACGACAATGTTTATTTGGCTGAAAGAAAAGAAAATTGATCGAGCGACTATTGAAAGAGAAGATTTGCACACCATATGGCAACCTCTACTTCCAAGAGTTAAGCGACTTGAAGAGGCTTATGAGAATGATCATTGGCCTGCAAAAACATCAGGGCTATGCAAAGCGTGGTGTTCTGTGTTGAGTTGCAAGTACAACGGAAGAAGAGAAAAGCTATGATGACACCTGAAGGCCGAGTTAAAAAAGAAGTTCGTGCTTTGCTCAAAGAACACGATGTATGGTTTTATCAACCAGTACAGAATGGCATGGGGCAAGTTGGTATTCCTGACTTCATATGCTGTTTTAATGGCAAGTTCTTAGGGATTGAGACAAAGGCAAAAGGTAAAGTAAGCCACACGACACCTAATCAGGTTCGTGTAATTGAAGAGATCAAATTGCATGGCGGTGCTTGCATCGTTGTGGACAATGCGTTAGATGTTTATCTATGTTTGGAGAAAATGAAATGACTAAATCGACACCACAGAAACTGAAATATCAAAAGGCATACAACGCGAAACCAAGTGAAATTGCTAAGCGTGTGAAGAACAATGCGGCGCGAAGAGAAGCGATTGATAGAGGCACGGCAAGTGTAGGCGACGGCAAAGATGTTGCGCACATTAAAGCGTTGGCTAATGGAGGCACTAACGCCAAGGGCAACACAAAAGTTGAGTCTCGCGCAAGCAATCGAGGATGGCGTGCTGGATCAGGTAGCTATAACCCCGACAAGTAATGAGAATTCACAAAGGAAAAAAAGCCGTTGTACTTAAACTAAAAAACACAAGTAGAGTAACAACGGTTATCCCGACAGCTAAACAAGTTGATGAAAATACAATAGCAATACCTCATCGACCCGACGAAACAAGGGTACTAAGAAACTTAGGTTTTGATGTCCCTGACCCGATGCCAATGCACTACGATTGGCCTAAGGTACAAGGTAAACACAATCCATTTGAAGCGCAGATAGATACAGCATCGTTCCTATCTATGAGTAGCCGTGCATTTTGTTTAAACGACATGGGCACAGGTAAAACAAACTCCGCTTTGTGGGCATTTGATTATCTTAAACGCATGAAGGTAGTTTCTCGCATGCTAGTCGTATGCCCACTATCAACAATGGAAAGAACATGGGCTGATTCTATATTCCAAACGTTTCCTCACATGGAAGCTAAAGTTCTGTATGGCACGCGTGAGAAGCGAAGGAAGCTTTTAGAGGATGAAGCCGATATCTACATAATTAACATTGATGGACTAAACACGATCAAGGACTTGCTGGCGGCCCGTGAAGACATTGATCTTATTGTAGTGGACGAGCTAGCCCTCGCAAGAAATGCCAGTACCGAAAGATGGAAGACACTCAACGTCATTTGTAACAAGCAGACCAAGCGTAGGGTGTGGGGCATGACTGGTTCGCCAACACCAAACTCTCCAACGGATGCTTGGGCGCAATGCAAACTCATAACTCCAAACAACAAAGACTTGCCAATGTATTTTGGTAAGTTCCGTGATTTAGTAATGAGACAGCTTACACAATTCAAGTGGATACCTAGACCCGAAGCAAACGACTTAATACACGAGTTGATGCAACCTGCGATTAGGTATTCTCTTGAGGATTGTGTTGACTTGCCCGAGCAGACATTCATAACCCGCACAGTGGAAATGACACCTGAACAAAAGAAAGCCTACAAAGACATGTTGAGTAAGCTTTCGACAGAGTATGCGGGCGGGCACATCCTTGCAGTTAATGAGGCGGTTAAAGCTAACAAGTTAATTCAGATTGCATGTGGTGTGGCGTATGGCCTAAAAGGCGAAGAGGTTTTGATACCTAGTAAGCCAAGAGTGGATGCGCTTAGAGAGTTGATTGATGAGTCCGCAGGGAAAGTAATTATATTTGTGCCGTTAACTGCGGCGCTTGAGGCATTGGCCAGCGAGTTGAAGAAAAACTACTCACTAGAGATTGTTCATGGAGACACAAGCAAATCAGAACGCGACAGAATTTTTTCACAATTTCAAAACAGCCAATACCCGAGGGTTTTAGTCGCCAATGCGCAAACAATGTCACACGGGCTTACCCTAACAGCCGCGACTACGATTGTTTGGTATGCGCCCATTCACTCCAATGAAATTTATGAGCAAGCATGCGCTCGTGTGAGACGGCCTGGACAGACAAAGACAACAGTGATCGCTCACATCGCTGGTTCAGAAATAGAACGTAAGGTTTATCAACGCTTGGAGACAAAGCAGTCCATGCAAGGGTTGCTTTTAGAAATGATGAAAGAAAGGCCGCAATGATGTTTACAAACTGAATTAATTATCGTAAAGTCAACACCCCAAAAGGAAAACAATGAAAATATCAGAAGCTATCGAGATATACGTTAAGTTGAGAGACAAAAAAGCCCAACTTAAAGCCGAGTACACAGATGCAGTCGCGCCAGTTCAAGAAAAGATGGATAAACTTGAAGTCAAGTTTCTTGAAATAATGAACACCACTGGTGTCGATTCACTGAAGACAGAGTTTGGAACAGCGTATTCCACAACTCGCACAACCGCATCCGTTGCGGACAAAGACGCGTTCTTTAAGTTTGTAAAAGATAATGAAGAATGGCCTTTAATGGAAGTTCGTGCTTCATCCACTGCTGTAAAACAATTCGTTGAAGCGCATGCAGGTGACGTACCCCCAGGACTTAACTTGAACGTAGAGCGCACCATTGGTGTTCGTAGATCATAAGGAAAACAAAATGCAAATAATCCCATTTGACAGCAACAATTTACCATCTCACATTCGTACTAGAGTAGCAGGTCGCAATGCCTCTATTCTTAGTGGTATTGGCGGTGGCGGTTATCCAGTAATTTCCATCAAAGGCAAAGTGTTTGCCGTAGTCAAAGGTGGCGAGCGGACAGTATTGCCAAACCCAAAAGACCCTGATAGCCCTGCCACAAGCATCGATGCCGTTATTATTAACGCCAATCAAGGACTAGCCAAAGTGTTTTACATGAAAGGCTATGATCCTGAGGCAAGCGAGAAGCAAAAGCCTGATTGTTATTCGACAGACGGACTTGCACCTGCAAGCGACGCAGTTAACGCGCAATCCAAAAAGTGCGCATCATGTGTACACAACCAGTATGGATCGGCAAAGCAAGGCAAGGGGAAAGCTTGCTCAGACACAAAACGCCTTGCAATAGCGGCAGTGGATCAGATCAATGAACCAATGCTTTTACGCATACCTCCTGCGTCTTTGAAAAGCCTTGGAGAATTTATTAAGTTCCTAGACAACAGGGGCTGTGATTTTGACCAAGTAATAACAAAGATTTCATTTGACATGGAAGCCGAGTCACCAAAACTGACTTTTAAAGCTCTTGGTATACTGGACGACAAAACCGCCGCGTCAGTTAAAGAGATGGCTGAATCAGAAGTAGTTCGCGACATTGTTGGTGGAAGCATGGCGGTAGTGCATGAGCAGTTGGCGGTTGCTGATCAGAAAGCAATACTCAAAGAGATTGAGGAAGATGAGGAGATTCCAAAGCCCGCAAAGAAAGTTATTGCTGAGCCAGTTGAGGAAGAAGAAGCTCCAAAGAAAAAGGCCGTTGCTAAGAAGAAGCCAGTCGTCGAGGAAGAAGAGTTTGATTTAGACGGAATAAATTTTGACGATTAATTAATCAACGAGGGTGCATGAGCACCCTCTCTTTGGAGCAACCATGCAAGTAGAAATTAACCCAGTAAAAGTAGCTGGAGTTGTCAAAGAAACAAACGATATGCTACTGAAACAACCGTTTAACCCTGCCGAGATTATCATTGGTCTTACAGAATTAACAGGTCGCATCATTGTTGAATTTGGCACAACCGCTGTTCAGATGGATGAGTTAAAGGAAGTTGTACTAAACCATTTAGAGAAAACCATTCGCATTGGTTCTCATGCTAGTGGTAAAGGCCCATTACAAAGGGTCTAGTATGGAAACAATTGAGTTCCTTAGGAAGATTCTTCCTGAGCATGGGATTCACTACCTCACTTTATTCAAGGAGGGTTTTGAGTTTCCGATGCACAGAGCATACACAGACTTAGAGTCTATGTTAATCGCAAGCAATAAGTTTGCGGAAAACAAACAGCTACAGGTTTATCATGCTTGTGCATCGTACTTAAAACCCGCTATTGAATACGTACGTGACGATGGCACAGTCAAAAAGAAGTACCGCATTGAGGAGAATTGGGATAGAGCCCGATCCTTTTGGGTAGACATTGATTGTGGACAAACTAAGTTTGATGCAGGTGACGGCTACTTAACAAAGAAAGATGCCGCTAAAGCCATTGCAGAATTTAGTAAAGAGGTTGATTGGCCTGTGCCCATTCTTGTAACTTCAGGTAATGGTTTGCATGCCTATTGGCCTTTGACTAAAGACATTCCATCAGCGGCTTGGGTCAAGGTTGCAACAGTATTGAAGTCTACGCTTGCACATTTAAAAGTGCTGGCCGATCCAAGTCGGACTTCCGATTTTGCGTCGATACTGAGAACACCTGACACATTTAATCGCAAAGATGGCGGTCAAAAAGTTGTCAAGGTATTGAGTGATTGTGAACCACACGACCCGACATTCCTTGCAAACAGTTTGTTTACCTATGCCAAGGAAAATAAAATCGCTGTACTTAGGGAGACCAAGAAGCGAGAAGTCAAACGCAGCAGGAACGCAGACATGCTTGCAGGAATGTTCCCTGTGGTGGAAAGCAGTATCGAAGAAGCTGCGACAAAATGTAATCAACTATCGTTGTTCAGGGATAGCCAAGGTGATAGCAACTACGAAGTCTTTAGGGGCGTAGTTGGAGTTGCAAAGTTTTGTAAAGATGGCGAAAAAGCAATGCCATTGTGGATTGAGAAAAGAGGTGAGAAACATGCCCAAACCGATTGGCGATCCAAATGGGAAACGTGGGATAAAGAACCCACAAGCTGTGGCCATTTTGAGATTAACAACCCCGATGGGTGCAAAGGATGCGAGTTTAAGGGTAAGGTCAAAGGGCCGATTGCGCTCGGGAGAATCATTCCAATATCTGTCGAAACAACCGAGGAGGTCACTACGGAATCAGGGGAGGCTACAACAACTACTATCCCTGCTCTACCTAACGGCTATCAATGGGATGGAAATTTGATGGCTCGTTTGATGCCTGATAAGGATGGCGTCTTACACCCTCTAGCATTCAGTTACAACTTGTTTTATCCAACTTCAAGGATCAAGACAGAGGACGGCACATTTAGGTATGGCATACGCTTACATCTTCCTGACAAACGCATTAGGGATTTTGAGATTGCTGGCGACTCGATTGCATCGAACACTGACATGCTTAGAGCCGTGGCAAAGTATGAGCTAACGCAGAGTAACCACAAGGACGCAGGGAATCATATGGCGGCTTATCTAAGGGATCAATTACAACTCCTCAAAACTCAAGTAGAAGAAGTTAGCACCATGACTAACTTTGGGTGGAAGCATGAGCAGACGGCGTTTCTTTTAGGTGATACGCTTTATGGCAGGGATGGAACAGAGCGCAGGGTATTGTTAGGAGGAAACGCAAAGCACGTAAGTAAGTATTTAGTTCCTAAAGGAACGTTAGATAAATATGTAAGTGCCCTAAGCTTTCTTTACAACCGACCAGGCAATGAGATGTTGCAGTACGTCATCTGTGCAGGGTGGGGTTCAATCCTCACGCCGTTATGCGAAGACCTTTATAAAGGGTTGCTGTTGGCTATTCAAGGTGGGAAGACAGGCCAAGGTAAGACTACGGCATGCCATGCCGCTATGTATGCTTTTGGATATGCACCTAAGATGACGCTCAAATCTAAGCAAGGTTCTACGGCTAACGCCCTATGGTCTACGCTTGGTGTATTTAACAACTTGCCCATCCTATTTGACGAGTTCACTAACATGGACGCAAATCTATTTAGCGACTTGGCATATGGAGTATCAAACGGAGAAGATAAGAAACGTTTGACTTCCAAGGGTGGAGTGGTTGGGTTTGCCGAGTCGGCTGAATGGAGCTGTAGTCCGTACGTAACTGGCAACAGAGATTTCCACGGCTTACTTGCGGCAATGCAGTCCAATTCGCAGGCTGAGGCGGTACGTCTAATTCAAATCAATGCAGATCGATATGAGCGAGTTCACTTAGCTGAAAACGAAGCTGATGAGCATGCACAGGTTGCAGACGCAGTAAGAATGCTACAAGCTAATTCGGGGCGTGCTGGTGAGGCCATGATAAAGCATGTAGTCATGAATTACCGCAAGGTAACCGACGATTTAAGGCTCATGGAGCGTTTATTATCTAAATCCTTACCTGATTCTAGGTATCGTTTTTATCGGGCTCATAGCGCTTGTACGCTAGTTATGGCTGGCATTGCCAAGGAGCTTAGCATCATTGATTTTGACTTGTATGCTTTACGAGATTTCACGCTTAAACTTGTGACCGAATTGGCGGATACTGTGGCAGAAACAAACTCAGTGACTGAGGAAGAAGCGTTCAACCGCATGATGATTTCTATTGCTGGACGCATTCTTGTGACACAGGAATATCGGGACAAGCGTGATGGCAGAGGGCCTGAGTCCCCACGCAACCGTATCATTGGAGATATAGCAGGGCGTTATATTCTGAAGACGGGCGAGATGATAATTTCCCAAAAAGAGATTAGAGACTGGTGTGTAAAGAATCGGTTTGATTACAACGTCATGCTAGACCGCCTAGATAGTGATGGGGTTTTAATGAAACGAGGAGAAAAGTTTACACTTACTCGTGGAACTGACTACCCAACTATTCAACAGCGTTGCGCAATTATTGATATGCACAAGCAGGACAAAGATGGAGTTATATCAGCATTAACCCTAGTTCCAACAACAGTTGACAAAGAAGCTACGAGTGGCACATAATCCACTCTGTTAGTTGTCATTTCCTTTTGTTGGGTTATTAGCCCCCGAACTTAAAACTCGGGGGCTTTTTTTACTTTTTTAAAGTTGCTAAGTTTGTCTTAGGGTTGTACTTATACTCGCTAGGCTTGTGGCCTGTAGCTTTTGCAGCTCGATCTTTAGCTCTTCCTGCATTACCCATTGATTGACGAAACTCTCCCTTGGCGGTTAGCTCACCGTCTTTTAAGTCTCCACGTTTGGTCAGAATGGCGATAGCCATGCTTTTAGCGTTTTTGTTGCCCTGTGAGGCAAGTTGCCGCGTCAAACGAGTTTCTAATTTAGCCATATTAGCAATTCCAAGCTTTAAGCGATTTATTAATCCGACTGTTCGGGTCTTTCGCTGTCTTTGTAGAGGTTAGCTTTTCTTTCATTCCAGTCATTCGCGCACAGAATGAGTCTTTCCTCGAGCCGCCCTCGGGTTGGGGAGGCTTTAAATTCATCCCCTCCTTCTTTGCGGATGCCCGACCCTTGGCGTTTAGACCGCCGTTCGGATTC